CGGAGTTCACGCGCCGCCATGCGCCCGAGCCGGTCTCCGCGAACTCGATCTCGACGCCGACCGTCGTCGGGGATCGACTCCCGTCCGACTCGATCTTCGCGAGACCCTGCGGAAAGGTGAGGTCGAGAGAGATCTCGTCCGCCCCGTCGCCGGTCGTCCGGACGATCCATCCGTCCTCCGCCCGGACGAGGATCGACTCGCCGTCCTCCTCGACGATGCCCGGATAGATCGACGTCGGACCCTCGCCCTCGACGCCGTTCCGGATCTCGACCTCGACGCCGTCGAACTCGTCGATCGACGTCTCGCCGATCCTGAGGTCCGAGAGGTCGAGGGGTCCGTAGCCGACCACGAAGAGGAGCCGGAGGAACTGGTCGTCGCCCCCGACCTCGGTGTAGGGGAGCGCGCCAAAGGGGGGCGTGATTCTGTGGGTGCCGAAGATCGCCGGGACCGGCGCGTACGCCCGGATATCGTTCCTCGCCCCCGTGATCGTGGGCGAGCGCGTCGAAGCCCCGTCCCCCGCGCCGGACAGTTCTGGTTTAGGGGGAGGAACCAGCGCGTTGACCGCGAGGGTTCCGGCGAGACCGACCATTGCCGACGCGATCGCCGCCGCGGACCCCGTCGCCGTGAAGCCGAGACCCGTCGCGATCATCGGACCGAAGTAGACCGCCGCGACGATGACCGCGATGACGAGGAGGATTCTCGCGAAGTCCTTCCCGCTCCCCTCGGGGACGACCGCGATGACCACGCGCCGCCCCGCCTTCGGTCGAACCGCGGACCAGTGTTCGCGAGGGATCTCGCGATCGCCGATCCACGCTCGAACGCCCGGGACGTCCGGGTCGATCCCGCCCGCGACGACCATCTCCTCGATCGTCCGTCCCTCCGGGAGGTCGAGTTTCCGCGGAGCCGCGAAGACCGACCGCCTCGCGCGAACGTCGACGGGTCCCGCGAACCGGAACCAGCCGTCGACCCGCGAAGCCCAGAGAGGACCGTCCCATTCCTCGACGACCGAGTTCGCGCCGCGGACGACGTGAAGGATCCGCCGGTCGCCGACCGCGATTCCGACGTGAGCCGGGAACCCACGGATCCGGAAGACGCCGACGTCGCCGACCTCCTCCGGAAGACCCTCGCGCCGCGACCACAAGCCCGCGGGAGACGTTTCCTCGGCGAGGACCCTAGAGACGGAGGGGGCATCCTCGGACGCCGCGTAGACCCCGCCTAGGTCCGGGAGAGAGACGCCGAACCGCTCCGCGTAGACGAGACGGACGAGGCCCCAACAATCGAGGCCGTCTCGGTCGCGACCCTTCTCGCGCCACGGGAGACCGACGTAGAGGGAGACCCAATCGGGAGGAGTTGTCCGGAGTCGTCGACTCATTAGAAGAGACCGGGGAACCGCGCCGGGGTGAACGAGTCCCGCGGGAAGGACTCGTTCAGGACGTCTTCGTGGAGGAGGGTCCCCTCGACCGTTGTCGCGTTGTATTCCACATCGCGAAGGGTGAAGAGCAGAGGACCGACCTCGCGAACGTCAGGGGTCGAAGCGATGACGACATAGAGACGAACCGAGATCGCGCCCGACGTGACGTCGCGAACCTCGGAGACGATCCGCCGGTCGACGTTGTCGATCCGGAGCGTAACGCGCGAGACGCCGTCCTCGGAGTCGTCCGGGAGAACGACCTCGAACGGGAACGGGACGTAGGTATAACCGTTCGAGACGATCGGTCGGTCGTTCGAGCAGACCCGGATGATCCCCGCGAACGACGGATGTTCGAGTTCGAGGAGGACGACGAAGACCTCGCCCGATTGTTGAGCGAAGACCGCCTGTCTCGCGACCGCGGAGAGGGGCCGCGGCATCGGTTCACTCCTCGAAGATGAACCGGGCGCGACAGTTGACCGCCGCCGGTGCATTGACCCGGAACGTCAGGGTCTCGCCCGCCTTGACCTTGATCGACTCCGGAGCCGTATACCCGCCCTGCGGATGGACGAGTTCCTCGAAGACCACGGTCCCCGAGGACGGTTCCGCGGAGAAGTTCTCCTTCCCGGTCGACTGGAGACTCTCGGAGTCCGACGCGTTGATCTTGTCCGGGTTGCGGACCGTCGAGGTTCCGCCCGTCATCGACCGGAGAATCTGAACGAGGATCTTGTTCGCGGTCGGGGAGTTCCCGTCGAACGAGATCGACGCGCGAGAGACGACGACCGCGAACGCCGCCGGTGCGACGAGTTGCAGAATCGACTTGTTGGTCGCCGTGCCCGTACTGAACGCCGCCGACGTCGTGAGAGTGCCCTTCGTGCCCGCCATGTTCTAGTCTCCGAGAGAGGTATCCGAACCGATGACCGCCATACGCCCCGAATGATAGACCGTCACGGTTCGCCGCCGTCGACGACCGTCGCCGGAGCCGTCGTCGGAGATCCGCCGTCGATGAAGAACGTCTCCTCCGACCACGTCGCCGACCACGGTTCGACCGTCGACTTCGCAAAGACCTCGCCGACGACCTCGTCCTCGACGTCCCCGCCGACGACCTCGTCGTCGATCGGTCTCGCGCCGTGTCCGAGGAAGAGGAGATCGGGAACCACGTCGGGACCCGCCGCGACTCCGAGGTTCCAATACCCCGAGACGATCGCCGAGGTATCTCCGGCATCCGGACCGGGACCGCCGCCGCCTCCGTCGTCCTCGTCGAGGATGACCGGACCGTAGACCCACGCCGGAGGAGTGTCGGGATCGACCGGAGGAACAATCGACGAGTCTGTCCCCGGTAGCATCTCGACGTCGAACGAGACGCGCCACCATTCGCCGCCCGCGCCGCGCGGTGCCTGAGGTCGATACGCCGGAGGACCGAGGAACCGGAAGTCCGCGACCGCTCCCGTCCGCGGGAGTTCCCACGCGAACGAGAGGGAGCCGCCCTTCGTCGTCGTGAGGAAGAACGCGTCGAACGTCGAGAGTTCGGTCCGCGTGAAGTCGAGCCCGATCGTGAAGGTCCGCCGGTCGCCGGTGAAACGACGCCGGATCTTCGCCGGTCCGACGTCGACCTCCGATCTCGCGACGACGTCGGGAGTTCGTTCTTCGAGGTCCGCGACCCGCGCCGCTCGCGTCAGTCCGGGAGGCCAAACGGTGTCCGCACTCATCGTTGTGTCCCCTTCCGGTTTAGACCGTACGCCCCGGACAGGACTCGATCGTACTCGCCTTCCCCGATGCCGCGCCGGACCTCGTCTCGGATGACGACCCGGAGGAACTTCTTCCCGTCTCCGCCCGTCCCCTCCGTGACCTCGGGACGTTCGCCGCCTTTCCGCTGGTCGATAATCTGGACGACGGTCTCGCCGCCGATCGCCTTCACGCCGAGTTCGCCGCCGATCTTCCGGAGAGGAGCGAACCCGACCTCGGGTCCCGCCTCGCCCGCGACCCCGACCTTCTTCGAGAACGGGAACGCCATCGGACCGTCGAGGACGCCGGACGCCACGCCGCCCGACGCGAACCCGAATACGCCGCCCTTCGCCGCGTAGGTCGGAGTCGACGGTCCCGCGAAGTCCGGGATCTGCGTTCCGGTCCCGCCGGATCCCGTCGTCGCCGAGGGACTGCCGAAGTATCCGCCGAACGACTGGACGATCGCCCGCATGAAGAGGAACTGTAGAACCATCTGAGCGATCGACGTCGCGACGTCGGTCAGGACGCCGAGCGCGACCTTCCCGAAGTTCCGGAAGGACGCCTCGCCCTTCGCGATCGCCGACGCGAGCCCCTCCGAGATCCCGCGGGCCATCGAGCCGAAGACGTTCCGACCGAGGGTCGCGAAGTCGTTCGCCTCGTCTCGGAGACTTTTCCATTCCTGCTTCATCCCCGCGAAGAACTCCGACCACGTCGTCGCGATCGCGTTCGCCGACGCGCCGACCTTCTTCACGGACTCGGAATATCCCTCCGCCTCTGCTCGCGCGTCCCGGTACTTGTTTCCGAGCGCGTCGATCGTCGCGACCGCGCCGCCGAAGAACGCCCAATGAACCGCGCGAGTCTCTTCGAGTTGCGCCGAGTAGCCTTCGAGTTTCTTCCCCGCCTCCTCCCACGACATCCCGAGACCGATCCCGACGTCCTTCAGGACGACGCCGAGTTCGGCGAGCATCGAGCCGATGCCCCGGAGGAGATCCGCGAACATCCCGCCGACCTTCTCCGCCGACCTTCCGAGCAAATCGCCCAGTCGACCGAACGCGTCCGAGAGGAGGATCTTCACGAACTCCCAGACGTGAGCGACGAAGAGCGAGATCCGCGTCGAGACCTCCGTCCACAACGCGCCGAAGAACGTCGAGAGCAGACGACGAACCGCCGCGAACGCGACATTCAAGTCGGGTTCGTTCCGCGACTTGAAAATATCCCGCTCCTCGAACCCCGCGACGATGACCGACGCGAGGTTCGCGCCGAACTCGCCGACCCTCGCGAGACTGAGCGCGGCCCGGTTCGCGAGGTCCTCCAGAGCCGGAGCGAGTTCGACCATAATCCGCGCACGGAGGCCGAGCCACGACTCGCCGATTCGACCGATCGCGTCGTTATATGCCTTCAGCCGGTCGAACTGCCGCTCCGAGAAGACGACGCCGAGGTCGGTCGCGCGCTGAGTCTGCCGCGCGAGTTCCTCCATGAAGCCGCCGGAATCTTCGAGCCATTGGACGAACTGGTTCCCGCCCTCGCGACCGAAGATCGCCTCCGAGAGAGAGAGCCGTTCGCCCTCGTCGGAGATCCCCTCGAACGCCGCCGCGATATCCGGGAGGAGTTCACTCATTCCGCGGACGTCGCCGTTCGCGTCTCGAACTTGGATCCCGAGACTCCGGACCGCCTCCGCCGCCGGACCCGCGCCGGTTCGCGCGAAGGTGCCGATGTTCTTCGACGCCTTGCCGACCATCTTCGAGAGAGTGTCGAACTCGACGCCGGATTCGCCCGCCGCGAACCTGAGGACCGAGAGTTCCTCGATCGAGAGGCCGACGATCTTCGCCTTCTTCCCGAGGTTGTCGACCGCCTCGGACGCCTCTTGGAACGACCCGGCGAGTTTCGCCCCGCCGACGATCGCCGCGAGACCCGTTAGAAGACCCTGAACGGAGAGGAGCGCGTTCTTCAATGCGCCGAACGCTCCGCCCATCCGCGTGATCGCGCCCGTCGCGATGCCGCCCACGCGACTGCTCGCGACCCCGAACTTTTCGATGACGCCCTGTGCCGCCTTGAACGACGTCTCGAACTTGCCGGTGATCGCGACGAGGTCGATCCGAAGGGAGCCGAGACTCCGACTCATGCGCCGACCTCCCCGATCGCGCCGAGAGTCGCCGCGACCGCGCGGATCTTCGTCGCGAGTTCATCCGACGTTCGACGTCGTGACGCGCGAGGGAGATCGGGAAAGACGTCCGCAGGTTCCATCGGTTCGTCGCCTTGTTTCCGGAAGAGGTTGCCGATCGTGCAGACGATCGTAGCGAACCGGTAGTCCTCTCTCTGATTCCTCGCGTTCCACGCCATCCAATAGGACGCGAGGTCTCTCGGATCCGTCGCGTCGAACTCCTCGACCGTCATCGAGAGTTCGACCCGCGCCCACGCTTTTAGGTCGAAGAGCGAGAGACCTCTTCGACTGGAATAGGGTTTCCCGCCTCCGCCTTCGCGATCGCCGAACCCGCGGAGGAGACGCCCTCCGCCCACTTCTCCGCGACGAGTTCGAGGATCGAGACGAACTCGCCGGGAGGAATCCTCTCGGAGAGGAGTTCCTCCGTCATGCCCGGTACTACGGACTTGACCGCGCCGAGAACGATCCGAAGACCGAGGTCGAAGATCGGTGCCTTCTTCGGGTCCGCGAACTTCTCCGCGAACTCCATCGAGGAGAGACCGGACTCGCGCTCGATCATCGCGAGGGTGCGCGGGCCGAATGAAACGACGACGGTCCCGTTCGCGAGAGGGATCTCGCATCGGGGCCAAAGGGAAGCCATCGGAACCTCCTCGCCTTAGGCGATCGTGATCTTTCCGTTCGGGGCGAGGGTCACGTTCTGCGTCATCTTCCCGTCGTGAGGGAACGCCGGTCCGATCTGAGAGACGAACGCCGCGAACGAGACCACGCGCGAGGAGCCGGGGATCGTGATCTGGAAGTTCCGGAGGGTCCGGTTCATGACGTCGTTTCGGAGGTTCGTCTGAGTCGTGTCGCCCGGGAGGTAGTTCAGTTCGAGCGAGATGTCCGACGATTCGAGAAGAGTCGGAATCCGCTCCATGTGCTGATCCGGGGACTCCATGTGAGTCGCGTCGGCGAGGTTCATCCTCGTCTCGACCGCCCCGATGTTGACGACCTCCGCGACGGTCGTAAAGACCTCCGGAGAGCCGCCGTCCCCGCGCTTCAGGAGCGCGCCGAATCCAGACCGTGCCGCAGTCGCCGCCATGTTTCAGTCTCCAATAGTCGCCATCCGAGAGAGAGAACTCGAACCCGTCCCCCAATGCTACGCCGCCTCACCGACTTAGATCGTCGCCGCGAGACGGAAGACCTCGTCGATATCCGCGGACGTCAGGGAGAGACTCGCCGCGACCGCCGCGACGAGGGGATGGTCTCGACGGATCGAGACCGAATACGTCCAGAGTGTCCGCGCGTCCTCCCGCTCGTCGAGGTCGGGGATCGAGTCGATGACCGAGTCGACCACGAAGTCGAGTTGAGAGTTCGGGACGCCGTGACGACGACGGAGCGCGATCCGGATCGTCGCCGGGGACGCCGCGTCGGGAACGGGAATCGCCACGTCGGGGAGTTCGACCTCTTCGACGACGTTGTTGTTCGGTTTGCTCGAATCAAATCCGCCGGGACCGTAAATCGTTTCTTTCATATTCAACGCCTTAGAAGGACGCGAAAGGACGTCGATCGCAATGTTCCGTAGGTCGTCCACGTCGCCGGGAGACCGCCCGTTATTCCGCTGAGTTCCCAAATGTTCCCATGCCAAAATGGGAAAGAAGTGTGTGCGTAAGTGTGAACTCCGACCTCCGCGAGGAGATTGCATTGTGCGGTTTGCGAGACCGCCGTAAGGAAGTATTTTCCAGCCGTCAGAGATTGCGAGATCGTGATCGTCTTCACGCCGGTAGTCGTCGAGGAGATCGTCCCCGCGTCGAGGACGAGATTCACGGGTTTCCCGGAAGAGTCCGCGTCGTAGATGCCGAGACGAACGACCGCGCCGGTTGCGCCCGCCGCGTCGACGTATGTTGAAATTCCGGTGTACGTCTGAGTCTCCGGAATGAAGATCGGTCGGCATCTCATAAATCCGGTTCCGGTCGCAAGCGACACGTACTCCGATCCGACCGGACCCCAGAGCCATTCGTTTGACGCCGGATTGACGATCGGAACGTCGTTG